GGTAAAGTTGTTGACCATCCCAAGCGGGACACAGCGCGCACGCCTGCACCAGTGTCGGACTTTTGGTTCGCGCAACTGGATGTGCGGCTTGGGCGGATCGAATTCATGGTGTCGCGCCTCGAGTGGCAGATTTGGATGATTGTTTGCGGCGGGTTTGGCCTGCTGGTCTATGAAATTGTCAAAGCCCTCGCGGGCAAATGAACCGGAGATACGCATGACGTTAGAACATAAATTTTGCCAGTTGGGCGGTGATCTTGTCGTTGTCGATGGGTCAACGATTGAGGGCTATGCCTCGCTGTTTGGAAAGTCCGATCAGGGTGGGGATACGGTTGAGAAGGGCGCTTATGCGGCCTCATTAACCAAACGCGCCTCGATCAAGATGCTTTGGCAGCACGATCCGTCAGAGCCGATTGGCGTTTGGGATGAGGTTCGTGAAGATGCGAAGGGCCTTTGGGTCAAGGGCCGCATTTTGACGGAAGTTTCACGGGGCCGCGAAGCTGCGGCGTTGATTGGCGCAGGCGCGATTGACAGGTTGTCGATTGGATACCGCACCGTCAAATCCCGCAAGGATGGCAAGGGCGGACGCCTTTTGTCTGAGTTGGAACTTTGGGAGGTGTCTTTGGTCACTTTCCCGATGCTTCCTGATGCGCGTGTGGGGGCGAAGGGTGATGATCCCGCAGCCCAGACATTGCGTGAGATGGCCGCTGTGTTTGACGACGCGCGCCGCACCATGGCGCGGGACTAACCGCCTCATACCACCATTGAGAGGACCGATTAATGAGCAAATCCGAGATGAATTCTCGGGCTGGGGATGACGTGTCTCCAGCCCATGAGCTCAAAACCGCAATTTCCGGTTTCATGAGTGATTTCAAAGACTTTTCCCACGGCATTAATGCCAAACTTCAAAAACAGGATGACCGGATGAACAAGCTGGATCGTAAGACAATGATGACAAACCGCCCTGCATTGGCTGCCTCTGCGCACCAAGATGCACCGCACCAGAAGGCATTTGCTGCTTACTTGCGTTCGGGCGATGATGATGGCCTGCGTGGCCTTGAGCTTGAGGGTAAGGCGCTTGGTACGTCTGTTGCCGCTGACGGCGGCTACCTAGTGGACCCACAGACCGCCGAGACGATTAAGGGCACGCTGTCCTCGACGGCCTCGATCCGTGCGATTGCCAATGTGGTGAATGTGGATGCGACCTCGTTTGACGTGCTGGTTGATCACACCGAAATGGGTGCTGGTTGGGCGACTGAAGCGGGTGGTGTCTCTGAGACTGCAACGCCGCAGATCGACCGTATTTCGATCCCGCTGCATGAGCTTTCTGCCTTGCCGAAGGCGTCGCAGCGTTTGCTAGATGATAGTGCGTTTGACATTGAGGGCTGGCTTGCTGGCCGTATTGCCGACAAGTTCGCCCGCTCTGAAGCGTCTGCGTTCATCAACGGCGATGGCATTGATAAGCCGAAGGGTCTGTTGACCTATCCGACTGTCGACAATGACGTTTGGGCTTGGGGTAACCTTGGCTATGCGGTCACGGGTGTTGACGGCGGTATCACGGATGGCGATGCGATTGTGGATCTCGTCTATGCGCTGGGTGCGGAATACCGCGCCAATGCGACGTTTGTGATGAACTCCAAGACGGCGGGCACGATCCGCAAGCTCAAGGACAATGACGGCCGTTTCTTGTGGTCTGATGGTTTGGCGGCCGGCGAGCCTGCGCGTCTGATGGGTTATCCTGTGCTGATCGCGGAAGACATGCCTGATATTGCGTCCAATGCAACGCCGATTGCCTTTGGTGACTTTGGCACGGGCTACACCGTGGCCGAGCGTCCTGATCTGCGTGTTCTGCGTGATCCGTTCTCTGCCAAGCCGCATGTATTGTTCTACGCCACCAAGCGCGTGGGCGGTGCCGTGAGCGACTTTGCCGCGATCAAGCTGCTGAAGTTCGCGACCGCTTAAGGGTCGTGAAGGGGCGCTGTTCCACAGGGATGGCGCCTATCCCGGACGCGCGCGTATGATGTGCGTTGTCTAGCTGCTCCTTCCGATTGAGCAATGCGCAGTGCGCGTCCGGTTTTTTGGTCACATGACCTTTCACACACGAATTCTGGAGTGTTCCATGATGTTAGTCGAAGAGACCACCGTGCCGCTGTCGGCCCTTCCGGTCGCCACGTTCAAAGACCATATGCGCATGGGTTCGGGCTTCTCGGACGATGGGGTGCAGGATGGCGTTTTAGAGGGGTTCTTGCGTGCCGCTGTGGCCGCGATTGAGGCCCGGACTGGTAAGATCACCATTTCGCGCACCTTTAGCCTGTCGTTGACCGCATGGCGTGACACGGTTTCGCAGCCGCTACCTTTGGCCCCCGTCACCGCAATTATCGACGTCGCGGTTTTGGATCGCCACGGGATGGAGGCCACGATTGATAGTGATGCCTACCGTTTGATTGAAGATGCGCATCGTCCGCATTTGGCGGCGAATGGTGCGAGCCTGCCGCGTATTCCGCAAAGTGGTGTAGCGCGCATTCATATGAGCGCAGGGTTTGGTCCCGATTGGCAGGACTTGCCTGCTGATTTGGCCCAAGCGATTTTGATGCTTGCTGCGCATTATTACGAGTTCCGCTTTGATAGCGTCGGGTCCGGGCAGTCGATGCCTTACGGCGTGACTTCATTGATCGAGCGGTATCGCAACATTCGCCTGTTCTCTGGTGGCCGCTTATGAAGCGCCCGCAGTTGAACCGTCACTTGTTCCTTGAGGAGCTGACACAAGCCCCTGATGGCTCGGGCGGGTATTTGAAGAACTGGTCTGTGCTGGGGGCCCATTGGGCCGAGATCAAGGCCGGCACTTGCCGCGAGACTGCTGCTCCAGGCACGGCGATTAGTCGCGTGACCTACAAGATTACCGTGCGTGCAGCCCCGATGTCGTCTGATGCGCGTCCCAAAGCTGGGCAGCGGTTTCGCGGGCAGGGGCGGCTCTACACGATCAATGCGGTGGCCGAAGTCGGCACCGAGGGCCGTTACCTGACCTGTCACGCAATTGAGGAGAATGTCACATGAGTTATGGAGTTGCAGCGGCGTTGCAAGCGGCGGTTTATGCCCAACTGACCAATGACACAGCATTGGGCGCGATTGTTGGTACCGATATTTTTGACGCTTTGCCGTCTGGCACTTTGCCGTCGCTTTATGTGGCGCTTGGCCCTGAGGTGGTCAAAGACCAATCCGACAAGACGGGTGCTGGTGCGCTGCATGAGCTGTTGGTGTCGGTGATCACGGATGTGGCGGGGTTTGCGCAGGCAAAATCTGCAGCGGCGGCTGTGTCGGATGCCTTAGTGGATGCCGATTTGGCGCTGACCCGTGGGCAGCTTGTGTCGTTGAATTTCTACAAGGCGACGGCGGCCCGTGTTGGCACAGGTGACACCCGACAGATCAACCTCGTGTTCCGCGCCCGTGTGGCAGACGAATAAACACCCCTAATTTTCAAACCTTAAGGAGTACTGGCAATGGTAGCCCAGAACGGAAAAGATCTCTTGGTCAAAGTTGATATGACTGGCGATGGCCTCTTTGAAACAGTCGCGGGTTTGCGTGCGACGCGGATCAGCCTGAACACGGAAACGGTTGATGTGACCTCGTTGGAAAGCACTGGCGGCTGGCGCGAGTTGCTGTCTGGGGGCGGCGTGAAAACGGCCGCGATCTCTGGCTCTGGCGTATTCAAGGACGAGACCACGGATGAGCGCGCGCGCCAAATTTTCTTTGAAGGTCTGACCCCAAATTTTCAAGTCATCATCCCCGATTTTGGCACGATGGAAGGTCCATTCCAGATTTCGTCGATTGAATATGCGGGTTCGCATAATGGCGAGGCGACCTACGAGTTGTCGCTGGCCTCTGCGGGTGAGTTGATCTTCACGGCGGCGCTGTAGCATGGCAAATCCGCTGGCAGGTGAAGTTGAGATCGTGGTGGATGGTGTCTCGCATTGTTGCAAGTTGACCCTTGGGGCGATGGCCGAGATGGAAGCCACGATGGGAGCTGAAAGCATGGTCGATTTGGTCGCGAGATTTGAATCGGGCAAGTTTTCAAGCCGCGATGTTATGGCTTTGGTCGTGGCGGGATTGCGCGGCGGAGGCTGGGCGGGCACGGCGGCGGATTTATTGAAGGCTGATATTGAAGGCGGCGCAGTTGGGGCGGCAAAGGCGGCGGCATTATTATTGGTCCGCGCCTTTACGCCACCAAAGTGAGTTGCCGATGGATTGGCTGAATTTACTGCGGGCAGGGTTGTATGGTTTGCACCTTCGCCCGGCAGATTTCTGGGCGCTGACGCCCGCGGAATTGCAAATCATGCTGGGCTTAGAGGCGCGGTTATTGCCGATGGGACGTGCGCGGCTCGCCGAGCTTGAGCAAGCATATCCCGATACCCAAGGAGGGTGAACATGAGTGGATTAGATCAAATTGATGCGCTGGACAGCGAAGTTAACGCGTTGGAGCGCACGATGGGCGACGCCACCGCGATGACGGCTGCGTTTGATAATCAGCTGCGCGATATTCAAGGCACATTGAGCGAGACAACCCGTGATTTGGGCAATCTGGAACGTGGCTTTTCTGTCGGTTTGCGCCGTGCGTTTGATGGCTTGGTTTTTGACGGGCTGAAACTGTCGGATGCCTTGAGTGTCGTCGCAAAATCCATGGTTGATACGGCCTATTCGGCGGCGATCAATCCTGTGATGGGGCATTTGGGTGGCCTGCTTGCGGATGGCGTGAATAGTGCCGTGTCAGGCCTGATGCCTTACGAAAATGGCGCTCCTTTCTCGCAGGGCCGTGTGATGCCTTTTGCCAAAGGGGGCATTCTGAGCGGACCCACAACCTTTCCGATGCGTGGTGGCACAGGGTTGATGGGCGAGGCGGGACCCGAGGCGATTATGCCGTTGTCACGCGGTGCCGATGGCAAGCTTGGTGTGCGCGCGCAGTCGGGTGGTTCTGTCAATGTCACGATGAATATTTCCACTCCAGATGTGCAGGGCTTCCAACGCAGTCAGGGGCAAATTGCGACCCAAATGGCACGCGCCTTGGGTCGTGGACAACGTAATCGGTAAAGGGAGGCTGCCACATGGCGTTTCATGAAATTCAATTCCCGTCCTCATTGAGCTTTGGCTCTGTTGGCGGCCCAGAGCGGCGCACGGAAATCGTGACGTTGTCCAATGGCTTTGAAGAGCGCAACACGCCCTGGGCGCACTCCAGGCGGCGCTATGATGCGGGTGTCGGCTTGCGTTCGCTCAATGATGTGGCGACGATTTTGGCGTTCTTTGAAGCCCGTGAGGGGCAACTTCATGGGTTTCGCTGGAAGGACTGGGGCGACTACAAATCTTGTGCGCCTTTGTCACAGCCTGTTGCGTGGGATCAGTTGATCGGGATCGGTGATGAGGTCACGAGCGTTATTCAGCTGAAGAAAACCTACGTCTCTGGCACCCATAGCTATGTTCGCCCGATTGCAAAGCCAGTTGAGGGTACGGTGCGCGTCGCCATCGGTGGTGATGAGTTGCAGGAGACAATCGACTACTCGGTTGATTTTGAAACCGGCAATGTGATTTTCCCGCATCCGCCAGATCTTGGCGCTGAGGTGCGTGCAGGGTTCGAGTTTGACGTGCCAGTGCGGTTTGACACAGATTCTATCCTGACATCGGTGTCCAGCTTTCGCGCAGGCGATGCCCCAAATGTGCCAGTGGTTGAGGTGCGCCTATGAGTGTTGCGGGGTTGAACGATCACCTTGGTACGGGGGCCACGCATGTATGCTTTTGCTGGGCGATCAAGCGCAGGGATGGGCAGACTTTTGGGTTTACCGACCACGACAGACCGCTTGTGTTTGAGGGGACCACTTTTAGCCGAGACAGTGGTTTGTCGGCCAAGGCGCTGACGAGCACAACGGGGTTATCGGTCAATAATACCGAGGCGCTGGGCGTGCTGACGGCGGCGGCGATTACCGAGAAAGACATCGAAGCGGGGCGCTATGACGGGGCCGAGGTCACGACATGGCTGGTGCAGTGGGACAATGTCGCGGATCGCGAGATTAAGTTCATTGGCAGTATCGGCGAGATTACCCGAGAGTCCGGGACTTACCGCGCCGAATTGCGCGGCCTGACCGAGATGTTGAACCAACCGCAGGGGCGCTCATATCTGCGGACGTGTAGTGCCGTTCTGGGGGATGGCGGCTGCAAGCTGAACCTAAATGACGCGGCTTATCGTGCCGATAGCACCTTGTTTGAGGTGGCCGAGGATGGGCAGGTTTTGACCGTTGCCTTAGGCGAAACATACACAGAGCGCTGGTTTGAGGGCGGCATTCTCAAGTTTCGCTCTGGCGAGGCCGATGGCTTGCAGGCTGTGATCAAGAAGGACGAGATCAAGGGCGGTAAGCGGGTTTTGACGCTTTGGCGACCTGAACCTGCTGCACTCGCGGTTGGTGATGACGTTCGGCTTATTGCAGGGTGTGATAAGCGCGCGGAGACCTGTCGTGTCAAGTTTGACAATCTGGTAAATTTCCAAGGCTTTCCGGATATCCCAGGTGAAGATTGGCTGATGTCTGTTCCGCGCTCCGATGATGACGAAACGGGCGGAAGTTTAGTGCGATGACGAGTGATGAGGTCGTCGGACTTGCCCGCGCTTGGATCGGCACGCCCTATGAGCATCAGGCCTCAAAGTTGGGCGGCGGCTGTGATTGCCTTGGGTTAATCCGTGGGGTGTGGCGAGAAGTTTATGGCCATGAGCCAGAATCGATCCCCGCCTATAGCGCCGATTGGTCGGAACCGCAGGGGGATGAAGCGCTTTGGCGGGCAGCCTTGCGTCATTTGGAGCCAATCAAAGGCGCAGAGCTTCAGACAGGCAACGTCGTCTTGTTTCGTATGAGGGCGGGGGCCGTGGCAAAGCATCTTGGTATTATCGCGGCTGTCGGAAAAGCCCCCACATTCATTCACGCCTATACTGGTCACGGTGTTGTCGAGAGCCCGCTTTCGGAGCCTTGGCGCAAACGCATCGTCGCTCAATTCGCATTTCGATAAGGATTAATTAGCATGGCAACCATCGTATTATCAGCAGCAGGCATGGCACTTGGCGGCTCAATTGGCGGCTCGGTTTTAGGGTTATCCATGGCGACACTTGGCAGGGCGGCAGGGGCGACGTTAGGGCGCGTCATCGACCAACGACTTTTAGGCGGGGGCAGCGAACCTGTTGAGACTGGGCGCATCGACCGCTTCCGCCTGACTGGGGCGAGCGAAGGTGCCGCGATCGGTAAAGTTTACGGGCGCATGCGTGTTGCAGGACAAGTGATCTGGGCCACAAAGTTCAACGAAGCAGTGGCGACGTCGGGCGGCGGCAAGGGCGCGGGACCAACGGCGGCTACGACGGAGTTTTCCTACAGTGTCAGCCTTGCGATTGCGCTATGCGAAGGCGATATCACCCATGTTGGACGGATTTGGGCGGATGGTGTCGAGATTGCGCGAGCTGACCTGAATATGCGGGTCTACAGTGGATCTCAAACCCAATCGCCCGATCCGAAAATTGTGGCGGTGGAAGGCACAAAACATGTGCCTGCATATCGCGGGACTGCCTATGTGGTGTTTGAGGATTTGCCTTTGGCACAGTTTGGCAACCGCGTTCCGCAGTTCACGTTTGAGGTGATGCATCCGTCCGAAGAGGCAGCATCGGCCGGAACTTCGGATATCGCTCGGCTGGTGAAAGGTGTCGCATTGATTCCTGGCACGGGTGAATATTCACTGGCTACGACGCCCGTTCATCTGTCCGCTAGTTTTGGTGAATCCATAGCGATTAACGTCAATTCACCAAGTGGTGGGACCGATTTGACCGCCTCGCTCGACTCTTTGGAAGGGGAAATGGCGAATTGCAAATCGTCGGTGCTAGTTGTGTCATGGTTCGGTGACGATCTGCGATGTGGCGACTGTGATATTGCGCCGAAGGTCGAGCAAACTGAGATCGACGCGGAGATAATGCCTTGGCGGGTTTGTGGTCAAGGTCGCGCTGGCGCGAGTGTCGTACCGCAACTTGAGGACCGCCCTGTCTATGGGGGAACGCCCGCAGACGCATCTGTGGTTGAAGCGATTCAAGACATGAACAGTCGAGGTATCGATGCTGTATTCTATCCGTTTGTTTTGATGGAACAGATGGTGGGCAATAGCCTACCTGACCCTTGGACAGGCGACACGGGCCAGCCTACGCTGCCATGGCGCGGACGCATCACGACGTCTTTGGCACCAGAGCAGGCAGGCAGTGTCGATGGCTCTGCAGCGGCCGAGGCGGAAGTTGCTGCATTTATGGGTTCTGCTGCGGTGAGCGACTTTTCCGTGCAAGACGGCGTAGTTTCATACTCTGGCCCCAGCGAGTGGCGCTACCGCCGGTTTATTCTGCATTACGCCCATCTTTGTGCTGCTGCGGGCGGCGTTGCTGGGTTTTGTATCGGCTCTGAAATGCGCGGTCTGACCCAAATTCGTGGCGCAGGCGGCAGCTTTCCTGCTGTCGTGGCTTTTAAAACGATAGCCGCCGAAGTGCGGGCGATTTTGGGCCCAGATTGCAAAATTGGGTATGCGGCCGATTGGTCAGAATATCATGGTTACCAGCCTGTGGGGACAGCGGATAAATTGTTCCACCTTGATCCGCTTTGGGCGGATACGAATATCGATTTCATCGGGATCGACAACTATATGCCGCTTAGTGACTGGCGCGATGGTGTTGGCCATGCAGATGCAGGCGCGGGCGCGATTTATAACCTCGAATACTTGCGCAGCAATGTCGCGGGCGGCGAAGGCTTTGACTGGTACTATCATTCGCCAGAGGCGCGTGATGCGCAGATTCGCACGCCAATCACAGATGGTGACGATGAGCCTTGGGTCTGGCGTTATAAGGACATCGAAGGGTGGTGGCGCAATCAGCACCACAACCGCGTGAACGGACAACGCGCGACGCAGCCGACAGAATGGGTCGCGCAAAGCAAACCGATCTGGTTCACCGAATTGGGCTGTGCTGCGATTGATAAAGGTACCAATCAGCCAAATAAATTCCTGGACCCCAAGTCTTCAGAATCTCAAATACCATATTATTCCAATGGGATGCGCGATGATTTTATGCAGATGCAATATCTGCGAGCCATTCTTGGGTACTATGGTGATGCGGCGAATAACCCGACTTCGGTCGAATATGCAGGACCGATGATCGATATGACGCGGGCCCATGTTTGGGCGTGGGATGCGCGGCCATTTCCGTTTTTTCCTGCAACGAAGTCGCTGTGGTCCGATGGCGATAACTATGCACGCGGGCATTGGCTGAATGGGCGGGCCTCGGCGCGGACTTTGGCAGATGTTGTGGCCGATATTTGCAACCGGTCAGGTGTGACGCGCTTTGATGTCAGCAAGCTCTATGGTCTCGTGCGTGGCTATATGGTGAACGACGTGACAACGGCGCGTTCAGCGTTGCAGCCGCTGATGCTGACCTACGGATTTGATGCGATTGAGCGCAATGGCGTGCTTGTTTTCGAGAACCGTGATGGCAAGGCGGATCATGTTATCAGAGACGCTGAACTTGCGCTGGATCCAGCGCGCGTGGCGCCTGTGACACTCATTCGTGCGCCTGAAGCGGAAGTCTCTGGGCGCGTCCAACTGGGCTATGTGGACGCAGAAGCCGACTACGAATCTGGTGTTTCAGAAGCCATTCAGCCTGATGAGCGGGCATATGGTGTGGCGCGCAGTGAGGTTCCTCTTGCGTTGACGCGCGGCGAGGGGGCTCGGGCAGTGTCACGCTGGTTGCAGGAGGCGCGGCTAGCTACAGATGCAGCTGTTTTTGCCTTGCCTCCGTCGCAAAACATGGTGCTGGCGGGCGATGTGGTGCGGTTGGACACGCAGGCCCATAAAGGGCTTTATCGGATGATAGTTTGGAGGAGGCTGGTCTTAGGTTGGCTGAGGCGACCCGCGTAGATCCTGAAGTTTATTTGCCACAGCGCCTGTATGAGGAAGGCGCAAGTTTGCAGCCCTTCGTTGGGCCTACACCCGTCGAGATGTTGTTTCTCGATCTGCCACTTTTGACAGGTGACGAAGTTCCGCATGAGCCGCATGTCGCAGCGACAGCGCGCCCTTGGCCTGGCGCCGTGGCGCTGTATAGCAGTCCACAAGATTACGACCTTGTATTGCAGGATGTTTTAAATATGCGGTCAATCGTCGGGCAGTTGACTACGCCTCTGCTCCGTGGGCCAACGGGCGTTTGGGATCGGCAAGAGGGTGTAAACGTCAAATTGGTAAGCGGATCATTGGCGTCGGTTGACACAGCCAGTCTGTTTTCTGGAGCCAACTCGATTGCCGTCGGTGATGGAACGGCTGACAATTGGGAAATTATTCAATTTGCACAGGCGGAAGTGGCAGGTGTTCGTGAATATGAAATCAGCCAAATGTTGCGGGGGCAGGCTGGCACTACCGCGATGATAAAGGATATTTGGCCCGCGGGTAGTTTTGTCGTCGTGCTCGATGGGCGGCCTAAGCAGATTACGATTCCCTCTGCCTCGCGTGGGCTCGATCGGCACTACCGATATGGTCCCGCAAAAAGCGTTGTGGGGTCTGCGAGCTTCAAACATGTGGTCTATGCTTTTAAGGGAAATGGCTACCGTCCTTATCCCGTCACGCATTTGCGTGCCACTGAGGTCGCGAATGGCCTCACGTTCAATTGGATACGCGCAACGCGGATTGATGGGGATTTCTGGTCGACGGGCGACGTGCCACTGGGGGAGGATTCGGAACTCTATCAGGTAACAGTTTACCAAAATGGGCTGGTGAAACGGCAGACAGTATCATCAACTGCAAGCTGGACCTATCCCACAAGCCAACAAGCCAGTGACCTTGTATTTGGCGGATTTGAAGTTGCGGTTGCTCAGGTCTCTGGGCGTTATGGCGCAGGTTCAGCAATGTTCATCGATATAGCCAGCCAAGCTTGA